TGCGAGAGCAGTGAACCCAAGTATCATACTGATAACTGTAGCGTCACGATTGTGTTTACGCATGGACTCTTCATCTATGCGTCGTGCTTCTGCAACTGCTATTTTAACTGCATGATCGATCATCCGATCAACTTCACCTTTAGTATATGCTACTTTACGGATACGTTCTTCTGACATGCTACCTCCTATATCAGTAAGGGGGAATTCTTTTAGTAATGGAACCATTACCCTCCTGCCATGTCGCACCCAACAGTGCTACCTACTAATATACCTAGAGGAATTGCCCACCAACGACCATCACCTTGTGACATCGCTGCTGCTGCACCTCCACCTACTAATGCACCTGCAATTTTTCCATCGCCACATTCGTTTCCATCAGGAGATGGTGTGTATACTCTTGTGGGAGTAGGTGTTGTGCGATATGGTCTAGGTCTAGAAACATAACCAGGACAAGGCACTGCGATCTTTTCATTATAAGATTTGACATAACCTTTTGAATAAGATGTGCCAGGAACATACTCTTCCCGATACTCGTAACGGAAACAGTTGTGTTCATATGCGTATCCTCTTTGAGATTCGTACGCTTCACGATTGCTGCGATCCCCAATACTTTCAAAAGCATTTGCGGGAACTGCAGTAAGTAACATAATAGCAGCAAGAGCAGTTTTCATAGTTATCCTTGTGTATGTTTTAATTATACTAGAAAAGGAGGGTCATTACAACCCTCCTTGTGCCAGTTTATAATCAGTCCTCTTCAGCAAGTTTTGCGAAGTAAGAAAGTTCTGTGTTATCCTCAGCAGGAGCAGAGGCAACCGCTTTCTCACGGAAATCTTTTACTTCAGATGCCCACTCTTGAGGAGCAGGTTTAACATCTTCAAAAGATTCATCAACAGGACGTGGGGCAGAAACAGTGTTACCGAGCACTAGACTAAGACGTGCCTTAAGTTGATCATAAGTTTTAAAGTTCTTAGGATCTTCAAAGTCAGCAAGAGAGTATCCCTCTTTCCAAATTTGTTCTAGACGAGCATCGTCATAGTCACCAAGTGTATTTGGTGGGGCAAATTCAGACTTGTCATAGTTCCAGTAACCATCTACCTTACGGATCTTCAATTTGAAGTCGGCACCCTTCCAGAAATTGAAAGGATCGATAGGTGTCTCGTCTGCAAATGCAGGTTGCATTGCTTCAACGAGTTTATCAAAAATCTTTTTACCGTATTTGTATAAGAAGACCTTACCCTCGTTCTCAGGGTGTGCAGGGTCACTCACAACATAGATGTTAGAGTAGTAAGAAAGTTTTCTCTTCTGTGCTCGTGCTTGTGCACGTTCAGAAGAACCTTCACCCGCAGCGTTCCAGAGTTCAGTATTGTATTCCGAAACAGGGTCTTGTTTACCAAGTGTTGTCAATGAGTTTTCAATATACCATTGACCACCAGGACCTTTGAAGGCATGTGACCAGACCTTAGCAAAAGGTAGTTCCTCTCCATCAGGAGCAGGAAGGAATCTGATAACAGCATAACCGTTACCTGATTTATCTAACTCAGGTTTCCAAAGACGCTCGTCGGCACCAGTGTTACCTTGAGTAGGTGAGTTGAGTTTTTCGATCTCTTTAGTTAACCTAGCAAAGGTATTACCTTGACTAGATGCTTTTTTAAGTGATGCGAAAGACATAATCGTATTCTCCGTTTTAGTGTATTTGATTTGATACTACTGTATAATCGTAGCATATTATATAGGTGTTGTCAAGTTAAGCAGGACAAGTTGGGGGTGGAAGTTTGGGGAAACGCAAACGTTTCTTCCAACGTTCTATAAAATCTTTAATTTTTTTATCTATTTTATCCATAAGACATATCTTCATAATCAAGACCATCATCTTCTGGAAAGTCATAAGGACCGTCTAGTTTCTTCTGATGTTCTCTTTCATCTAACACATCATTGATAAGTTGTCTCAACTCTTTCTTAAGTGAATCAGATAGAAGATTCATTTCATTGACTTGCATTGGTGGGATAGCAGCACGCTGCTCCTCAAGAGTTCTGCCACTGTTACCATCCCCAAATGACATTCCTTGGGTATCAATCTTCATAGAAATCATAAATCCTCCCTAAGTGCTGCTGCTTCTAGTGTAGCAACCATTGCATCCATACACTCTATTAAGTCTTCATATCCAAACGCATTCGTCAAAGCATTAATTCTTTCTTTCATATCAGATGCTTCTGGATCTTCTGTAGATGCTAAACATAACCTTGTATAAAATGTCTTCTGTTTATCAATAAGATTCTTACAATCTGCAATGTGTTCTAACTTTTCTTCCCTACCCATCAATCCTAAGCGTGCTGTTTCGGATGATATTTCTTGATAGTATGAAAAGATTGATTGTAAATCTTGCTGAACTTGTTCTGATTTAAAAAAACTCATAACTTTGATTTGATTGTATCTAAGATTATAACCTTATAGTCTTGACAATTAAGTTTTAAGAATGGTTTGTATTTAATTACTTTCATGCGTGTGTCTTTCCAGATTGGATCTGATAAAGTTCTGTCAAAGTTTTTAACAAATCCTAAACATGTTTCAAAGACAACTAATGTTTCTAATGATACATCCCCAGAGAGATATAGTCTCATAAGTTTTGGATGTTGACCAGAAGATACACTGAATAGTTTTTCAAATTCTATTGGATATGGAAACTGATTGTCATCAAGTAAAAGATTTACATCTTGTTTAAATTTATACTTAAAAGATTCTTGATGTATTTTCCATTTAGTATAGATATCCTCACTAAAAGATCTGAGATAACCTTTGGGATTGTTTACAAAATTAGCAACGAAATAATATAAGAGTTTGTTTCCTGTATACTTCGTTGCTAATTTTTTAAAGAAATAACGGTCTTGTCTTTGTTCAAATGATTTTTCATTCGCACGTACCTTTCCGTTATATTTGTAGTAATCATAGTCTGGTTTAGTGAAGTGTTGTTTGAGTGAAAGATACATCTTATACACTTCAAATCCCGTCACAATGGTAAGACTCCTTTAGATGATTGTTTCATGTAGTTTAAACGTTGTGCCTCATGACGTAAACGTTCTTTCAATGGTTTAGAAATCAGTTTAGGAACTGTTTCTACTTCGATCTCATTCTCTTGACAGTATGTAACTACTGCTTCAATGTATGTAATAAGACCATTACTTTTTTTAACTAACCTTTCAATTTCCTGTGAGAATTTAGTAGGTGTAAGGAATTTATCCTCCAGATTTTTAGTTTCTTTAGGCATTTCTTCCCCTAACAAATTCCTCGATATAGGATTTAAGTAGCTGTAAATAGTCATCAAGATTGTACTTCTCAAATACTTGTATAGATCCCTCTTCAGTGGCGATAAGTGTGACAATTTTTTTTACCTCAATTCCTGAACGTTCTAGGAACATCGCTGCGTATGCAGTTTCTTGAACAAAATAGTTCTCGATGTATGATTCCTTTTTTTCTTTAGTGGACGTTTTAAAATCGATTACTGCCAACTCGCCATTGAACTCAGCAATACAATCTACTCGACCTGCCAAACCAAGATAGTGTGAATAGAGAAAGGTCTCTAGACAATGTATCTTATCAATTTTGTTTAGTGTAGATTTTGCTGCTTGAAACATTCTAACAGATAATGGATTATTTTCCAAGTATCTGTTTAGATTAAGTTCCCCTTTGAAATAATCTTCGGCAATGTTATGAAATGCTGTTCCTCGTTGAGTTGCTCTAGCAGTAATACGATTCGCCTCGTCCTCACCTATTTTGGTTCTCCAGTCTTTGAAGAACTGTGCGTTCTTAAACGATGTGATTGAGGTTACGCTTGGATAATATTTAGACGCACCAGGAATTGGGTAGAAACGTACACCGTCTTTACTTACTGGTTCAACATCAACTGTAATGTCACCAACATCAACAAATTCAAACATTAGAAACCTAGATTATATTTTGAAAGGAGATAAGACTTAACAAGTCCTGAGCGTACGATATCATTGATATCAAACTCAATACATGAAAACTCTTTCATTTCCTGTAAGATTTTAATAAAGTCTGAGATACCAGACTTCTCATTCTCTCTTGTCAAATCAGTTTGAGTAATGTCACCACAGAACATGACTTTAGAATTCTCGCCAATACGAGTAATCATAGAATCAAGTTCATGAAAGTTTAAATTACTGAACTCATCGACAATAACAATAGCATTATCAAGAGTGACTCCACGAATAAAAGAAGTAGACCAAAATGAAATAGTCTCTTGTGCACGGAGGTTATCATATAACATTTCAAATGAATTGTCATCAGGCATAGAGAACATGAATCTAACCATGTTCTTGTATGGAATCTGATATAATGCAGACTTATCTTCATGGTCACCTGGTAGGAAACCAATCTCTCTAGTAGGAACTAGAGACCTTACAATGTATATTTTATCATAAGGTGAG